CCCGACCTCCAGCAGCTTGACCACCGGATCGGACTCCAGGTTGGCCGTCCAGTTGTCGCCCATGTGCCCGCGAAAGGTGCTCAGGCAGTCGTCATAGGTCAGCTCATAATCCAGTGGCTCCAGCACGTCCGGCGCCGGCAGCGCTGACAGATCCAAGATACTCATGCGCTCACCTCGACCACAAAGCTGTCGCCCAGGTACTTGCCGGCAACAACCAAATCAATTTTCCCGCCCAGCACGGCCACCACGCGGACACTCTCCAGCTTCACGCGCGGCTCCCACATGCCGATCGCGCGCGCCGCCTCAGCCTGCACCGAGCTTTTCCAGCCGGCGTTTACCGGCAAATCCACGTAGGTGCGCAGCTTGCTGCCGTAGTCCGGGCGCTCCCGACGACTACCAAGCGGCGTGCCGAGAATGTCGGGGATGGCCTGAAGCACATGCGCGATGCCGGAAATGGGCTGGCCGGTGTGGCGATCCATTCCGATCATCTACGTCACTCCAGGGCTTCAAGTTCGGGATGGGTTTTCAGGTAGCTGACAGCCTGCTCATCGGATGCCGACACCTCGACGGTGGCCTTGGCCACCAGCAGCGTGCGCTCCGTTCCGGGGATGCACAGGGTGCGCGAGGTAAAGAGCTTGTCGCGGAACTTCAGTAGCAGATCCGCCGCCGGCGCTTGATCGTCGACGGGTGTTGCAGCGGTCTTGGCCATGGGTTTTCTCCGGGCACAAAAAAGCCCGCACTTGGCGGGCCGGATGAATGATTAATGCGTGTGGTGGTTGTCGCTATTGCCGGCCGCCATGATGTTCGCAGCCCCGTCGATGTCGCCCGTTACGAGTAACGGCCCATCAATGTTAACCGGGCCTTTGATGTTCACAGCGCCCTCAAGGTCAATCGTTCCCGACTTCACCGTCACCGCGTTATCCGTAACGACGACCTCCGTACTGCCGACCTTGATCGTCACCGTGCCGCTGGGCAGAGTGATGGTGTAGCTCTTGGCCAGCCAGTCGTAGACCAGCGAGCCGCCATCATCAAAACGCCAGACCTCAACGTGGTCGCGGTTGTCCGGTTGGGCGCCAGCATTGCCATACAGCCCGGGAATGAAGGTGCCCATGCCAGCCTGACCGCTGGGATTGAACAGCACCCCCTGCTCGTTCAGGCTTGGCGATCGCCAGTGCCGCGCCTTGCCGGCCGCGAGGCTGTGCCAGCGCACCCAGGCACTGGTCCACTCGCCATTCGACACCCGCACAGCCCCCGCCGCCAGATCCACCCCCACTACCACGCACGGCATCAGCATGGCCGCAATCATGCGGTCATGTTCCGCCGTGGCGTAACTCACAGATCCTCCGGATTAACAGGATCATCACCGGGCTCGACATTGATCACCAGCGAGCCCGGCGGCTCGTCCGGCCACGGCCATTCAAGCTCTCCAACTTCGAAGGCTTGCGTCCACTGCACCGACCACATGACGAACTGTTCAAGGTCTTGCGTCGGCGCCTCGGGCTGGGCGTGGATGTTCTCCGGCGGGCCGGTGACAAAATCCAGATTCCACATCTGGTACTTCAGAATCGCGGCCATTTGAGACGCCAGAATGGCCGCCTGTAGCGAGGCCTTTTTGCGCGTCGCATCGACCAGAATGCACGACTGAAAACGGCCGATCAGCGCCGTTTTCCCTTCGCCGCGATCGGTGCCCAGGGTCATATCCGTCAGCCCGTACAACAGCGCCGGGGTCTGCACCTCGGAACCCAGCTCGGGGAATTGCTCGACGTGCAGGAACCTCGGCATGGCCGCGCTGATCGTGCGGGTGATGGCCTCATGTAATGTCGTCAGTTCGCTCATTGCCCACACTCAACACCAGATCGACCATGCCCGTACCGTCAGGCTTCAAGCGGCTGACCTTGTAGCGGCCACCGCCCAAATGGGCCGGCAAGTCGATGGTAAGAAAGTCGCCCTTTTTGACGTCCTGCACGTCGACCGTCCGCGCATTCAGGGTTGGCTCAAGCACCGCATCGGCGTTGATGGCCGAGCCCAAACGCGCAGATCCAGCCTTGCCGCCGCCGATTTCGGCGCCGACAAAAGGCGAAGTGAAGTCGCCGTAGACCGTGCGACCGTCAGCCAGAATCGCCGGATCGCCCAGACGCGCCATCAACAGCGCGTCGGTACGATCAGCCAAGGCCCGAAACCGAGCGCCCGGCATTACTGAACAATCAGCACGTCGGCATAACCGCCGACAGAATCAGATTGCATCTTGCCGAAGGGGAACGAGTCAGCAGTGGCGGGCAGCACCAGAGCGCCATCCTTGACGTTGGCTTTCATGCCGGTTTTTAGGGCGGCATCCGCCGGGACGTTCCAGACACCACAGAGGCGGTAAACGATGATCGTGCCCTTGGGGCCGGAACTCATCGGAATCACCGCCAGATCGTTGATCACCTGCGGGATACCGGCGACAGAGCCGCCTGTGGGGGCCGGCAGCGTGACGGTTTCACCGGTGCTTACATGATTCTTGGCCATGGCCATTTTCTCCTATCCAGAAACAACAAACCCCGCACTTGGCGGGGCTTTGGGGTGGGTGACGCGTTATGCGCCGTTAGACTTGTTCAGGCCGCGCGCATCGAGCGCGGACACACCGGCGTCGATGCGCACCTTGGTCGCGATACCGTCGCTGGTAAAGCCTTCCATCTGGTCGATGTAGGGCACATCAACGCCGTCCAGATAGGCCACTTCGATGGTGTCGCTGCCTTGCTTCGCAGCCAGATACCAGGCCGACGATGAATTGTCGTCCAGACGCGGCTCGCCGATTACCTGGGCGAAGTTCTGGATCGGGTTGACCACGCCGGCGTTGACTTGCGCGGTCGGTACCGACGTCGAGCGGATCAACTGATTGGCCTGATCTTCCAGCGCGACCGGGCACAGCAGATAGGCGGGACGCACATTCAGCGTGCGGGTTTTCTCGCCCTCCTTGGCCGGCTTGCCCTTCTGCAACGCCATAGCGGTTTTGGCCGCGCTCATCGCCGCGATCGACAGCGCCGAACCGGCACCGGTGAACAGGTTCTTGCGCGAGGCGTCGAACAGCGGTTTGCCGTCCTTCATCTTGCCGTTGTTGATCAAGGTGTCATACACCAGATCACCGATCGTTGCCCGAGCCGCGGCCCCCATCAGACGCGGGATCGCGCTCAGGGCGTCGAGGTCGTCGTTGATGATCGCCTGACGGTTGATGCTGAAGATCTCGCCGTAGGTGGCCAGACGGATCGTCTCGCCGGTATCGCCGAGGGTGATGTACTTGTATTCAGCACCTGGGCGAACTTCGCGCAGGGTCGACATCGAACCCAGACCGACGCGGTTGGCCACCTTGAAGTCGCTCAAACGGCCTTGGCGAGTCCACAGGTGATAGGTTTCCTCGGCGTCTTCCCAGCCTGCCAGCAGCGAGCGGTGCGAGGCATCGAGCAGGATGTTGCCGAAGTCGCTGGTATCGTGGGTAAACGCCAGACCGACCATGTCCATCGGGCGCAGGGTCGCGACACCAATGCCGCGATCGGCCAAGGATGCACGGGCCAGCTCGCGCAGGGTCATGTGGTTGTAAGCGTTATCCGCCTGATTTTCTTCGATGCCGAGGCGGCCCAGCAGGGAAGCCCGCACCGAATCCCCCACCAGATTGCCGTTGCCAACATGGCCCGGGTGACGAATACCGGCGGTCGGGGTGGTTGCCGCGCCCATGGCGGCCAGCAGTTGCTCGCGGGCCTGTGCGACCGTGCAATTGACGTCATCCTGGCAAGTGCGCAGCAACTGCGCATGGGGCTCGCCGAAAGCGCCGAAGGCCGCCACGATGCTGCCACGACGGGCCACATCATCCGCCAGCGCCTGAGCGCGGATCTGGTCAGCCGTCAGGGCCACAGGAGCCGGAGCTGGAGCAGGTGCCGCGACTGGAGCAGGTGCAGGCGCAGGCGCAGAGCCGCGTGGATTCATCAAGGTGTGCATTTGTTGAGGCATGCTGGTGTATTCCTCCAGGCGTTTCGAATTGAGTTGTGCGGCGGCCTTGATAGGCTCTAACACCTGATCCGCGAAGCCGGCCGCCACTGCTTCGTTTCCGTCCATCCACGTCGTTACCTTGAGCATTGCCGCGATTTCCTCGGCAGACTTGCCCGTCTTGCGCACATACGCCTGCACCAGCGTGCCCTCGACCTTGTCGAGCAGATCGGCGTAATCACGCAGATCATCGGCATCCCCAATCTGACCGCCCCACGGCTTGTGGATCATCATCATGGAATTGGCCGGCATGTAGATCACATCGCCCGCCATGGCCACGACGCTGGCCATTGAGGCGGCCATCCCGTCTATGTACACCTCTACACGGGCCGAATGGCCGCGCAGAATGTTGTACATGGCCGTGCCGTCCATCACGTCACCGCCGCCGGAGTGAATCCGCAGGTTGATCTGTGACACGTCACCGAGCGCTGCCAGATCGCGAGCGAACTGACGGGCCGAGATTCCCCAGGCGCCGATATCGTCATAGAGCATGACTTCCGCCACACCCCGCGACGCGGCGCGAATGGAATACCAGCTTTCCTCTGGCTTATTCGTCGGGCTTATCGACGCCCGTGGCCGCATCAGCGGTTCGTTGTTTTTCGTCATCATTGGGCTGATTCTTCCCGTAGATTTGGTGGTAGTAGTCCGAGCTGAATACCAGCCCGGCCTCGCGGTTCGCTTCGACTTCCGCCGTGCGCGATGCCTTGAGCTCTGTAGGGTTGCGCTGCCGCGAGCGGACCACCTCGGCTTCGTCTGCAAAGCCGGCCTCAACCAGAAGCTTCCACGCCGTAGCCTCATGCACCGGGTTGATCCATGGCATCACCGGGCCTTGATAAAACGCGCCGTAAATCGTGCGCGGATCGACATCAGCAGGAACAACCAGTTGGCCGCTCAGAATCGCCATTTCGAGCCACTTGCGATAAACCGGCCGGCACCAGTAGTCGATGAATTCGTGCTGCAGCAGGTCGTAACCCAGCTGACCCTCGACCAGCTCCTGACGCTGGGCCGAATAGGTCCCGTCATAGCTGCGCGCCACACTGGAATAGGTGCCGCGCGTACCCGCCGCGACGGCCTTGAGCTGGCCATTGCGGAACCCTTCAAGGAAGGGATTCGGGCGGTTGCTTTCGATCATCCCGACGTCTTCGCCGGGCAGCAGCGTGTCGATCACGATGCCCGGCGCGATCGGAAAGGTTCGCTCTGCGCGCGCCTGCCCCTCGGCCGGCGGAATGTAATCGTCAGGAAGCCCCTTCTTGATGTACATGGCCAACGCCGCACTGATCCGCGCCGCGACCCGCTCGCTTTCCTCGTAATCCTTGATGTCCGCCAAGCGGATCAACACCGCGTGGAGCAGTGGCTGGCCACGGTTCTGACCAATGCGTTTACGGTGCGCGATGTGAATCATCTGCTCGGCCGGTACGCGCTTGGTGTTCTGCGCAAAGATGCCGCGCTGATCCCCGGGATGCCCCTTAAACAGGTGATAAGCGCGCTTGCGACGCCATGCGTTGCGCTCCACGCCTTGGACGATGCCCTTGGATAGATCGGTGTAGTCGATGGGCAGGTAATCCGGCTCCAGCAGCTCCAGCGCAAACGGCACGCCGTGCAGGTGGTCGTAGCCGGGCACCTTGCCCATCAGCATTTGCGCTAACCCCTCGCCATCACGCAGCCAGGTGCGGCACATGAGCCGTTCCATTTGCGGCCGGGTCAATTCCCCGGACGTCTCAGGCTTGAGCGACCATTCCCCCCACAGAGCCTTAACCGCCGCCGCAAACGCAGCGTGGATCGTGCCGTCATAACCCAACGGAATCGGCTCCACCGCGATCCCCGGGCCGCCCACTACCCGCTCTTCCAGACGATCAAAAAGCCCCGTGACAATGTCGTGGTCTTCGTCCAGCTTGCGGCACTGCTCACGCAACGATTTCAGCGTTTTGTTCAGTGAGGCATCAGCGCTTTTGGCTTGCTTCTTGGCCTTGTGTGTACGGGTTACCGTGGCAGCCTCAAACGCCAGAATCACGTTACGCGCACGCAGTCGCTCGGCGACCATGCCGGGGAAGATGGGCGCAAGAGCCTTATCCAGCAGGTTCATTCAAACGCCGCCAGGGAAAAACCCGGACGCCCTCCGCGCTGCACCTGGGCCACACGCCGCTCCCACTCCATCCGGCCTTGCCTGATTTGCGGCAGATCCGCCATGACGACACGCCGGCCGTTGAACTGCACGTCCTTGCCGGCCAGTACGTCCGCCTCGGCTTGCAGGTACTTATCAAGCATTTCCTGAGGTGTTAACGCAGCCATGCGCTCGCTCCTGTATCAATCCAGCCGCCGGCGGCAGGCTGGTGGTCTGGTTGAGGTTGGATCGGGGCCGGTGCGGGCTCAGGCTCGGGGGCCGGTGCGTGTGGCTCGTCAAGGTCGATCGCTTCGTCTGGCTCGTCCTGCTCGTCTGGTTCGTCCCCCTCGTACTCATCACTCGCTGCCGAGTTCTGACGCGCCAGATACTCCAGATCGAGGCCGAATTTCTCCTGACAAATGCGCAACGCCGCCAAGGCGTACACAAAGCAGTCGAGCGCCTCGTTGCGCTTCTTGCTGGCATCCCAGCGAAGCACGCGGCGCCCTCGGGCCATGATCCATTTCTTGGTTTCACTGGTGAGCTGCTTCAGCTCGTCGCCGTCGCAGATCTGGTCATCGGCAGGAAAATGCACCAGCCCCGGCACCGGACGATGGCCGTCCGGCTGTAGCTTGAGGCGGTTGTAGATCACCTCTTTGGCGTTGTCGGTGCCAATTTCCGTCAGGTAGGTTTTTGACTTCTTTTCCTTGCGCCGTGGGAAGCTCGCAATCGGCTTGCCGTAGGTGCTGGCCCCGAAAATCGGGATCACCCAATGCACGCCATGCTTGCGGCTTTCAGCCCGGACAGCCTCCGAGTGGTGGCCGCCGGAGTCCCAGCACCAACGCTCGACCCGCATCACGGCACCGTCAGCACGGGTGAACATTCGGTGCAGCTCACGCCCCACCTTGCGCTTGAGAACCGCGCTCGACGGATCGCCGTACAGAATCTTGCGATAAATCAGCCACGCTTCTTCGCCGGCACCCCAACCCCACACACGCAATTCGTAACGGTCGTCTTGGGTGTCAATCGAGCCAGTCAGAACGACAACACGCGGCGGCACCTGGGCGGCGTAAACCTCACGCCGGGCGTGCAGCAATTCCCAATCGACCTTCTCGGTCTGATCTTCTTCCCACGTCTCGCCCAGCGTGGTGTTGGTAAACGTCTTGAGCTTGCCCCGATCCTTGCCGGCCTTGACCCGCTCGTCGGCGATTTTTACCCAGGTGGTAAACGTCGAATAAACCGTCCAGATATGGAACGTGAGACGGCGCGGTGTGCGCATCGGCGTATCGTCCGCCTCGAACCAGTCCATGCTGTCGCTCGTCCAGATCCCGGTTTTTTCGCAGATGTACCGACCTGAGCGTGACGCCTCGATCATCTCGTGATGTTCGAACGTGCAGCCGTTACCCGACTCGCACAAATACCAGGCCTTGACGACCTCGCCGCGCTCATCCTTCAGCCACTTGATGCCTAACGGTTCGTCTGGGCCGCCCCACTTCAGCGTTTGTTCCGTGCGGCAATGCGGACAGCGAATGTGAAAGCGCATCAGGTAGGCCGATTCCTCGGCAGCCCGGGTGATCTGGCAGGTGCCCGCCAGCTTGGGCGTAGAGCCGCGAATCGACTTGGGGTAGGTCGCGCCCTCAAGGCGCTTGTCGCCAAGAAAGGTCGGCGACCCCTCACCGTCGATATCCTCATCAAAGTTCGACAGCTCGTCATAGCCGACTTCATCCGGGCTTTTCTCCCGGTAGTTACCGCCGGCTGTACCGCCCAGCCACCACAGCACCTTACGGTTTTCAAACACCTTGGATTCTTGGGTGTTGTCGCCATGTTTCTTTCCGCACCAGGGCGCCAAAGCCTTGATCACCGGCACGTCGCGAATCATCGGGTCGACGTGCTTTTTCATGATGTCTTTGGCGTCGTCGTCGGTCGGACTCCACATGCAGACACTGCGTTTCTTGTGCTCGATCTTGTAGGCGATGTTCGCCACCAACATCTTGGTGTAGCCAACCCGCGCCGACTTCAGCAGGTTCAGTTCTTCGATCAGGTCGTTGCCCATGGCGTTAAGCAAGGGCACCTGAAAGGCTTCGGTGGTCCACTTGCCCTCCCCATAGGAGGACTCCGACGACATGTAGAAATACTCGTCTGCCCACTCGACCGCCGTCATCGGGGCATCTTTGTGAAGGCTTTTCAGCCCGCGACGGACAGCGTCAACCAGTGGCCTCATCCAAGGAGGCGATGTACTCATCCAGAAGCTCCGGCACGCGGTCAGCCAAACCCACAGCAGCGTTACGCGTAACGGCAATCTCGCTCTCGACGGCATCAAGGTGACGCACGGCAATATCGGGGTGCTTACGCTTTACGCTCTTGGGAATGGTGTTAAGGGTTGAGGCCAACTGCGCCGACAGGCTGGAGAGCGCAAAAATCATGAAATCGACCGGGACAAGCTCCTTGTCACCGACCTTGTTTTTGCGTGCCTGGGCGTCGGCCTGCTCTCGGGTCAGGCGCAGTCGCTCGCAATCGATCTTGTAACCAATGAGCGGATCGACTTCTTCGAAGCCAGGTTGTTGCTTTCCGGTTTGGTGTTGTAGGCGGTTATCGACCACTGACCGGACGTCATAAAAGGATTCGCGACCGATCTTGGCAACCGCCACGACCCCCCATTTATCGAAGGCCTGCGTCGTGATACCCAGGCTTTCAGCCATGCGGGATTTGTTTAGCCATTCAGGCTTACGAGTGATCGATGGATTAGCCATAACTACACAACAACCAACCTCTGAAAATGGGTCATACATAGCGAAGAAGCGGGGCCCGAATTACCCCCTATGGGGGTGGGGTCCGGGAGTACCTTTTGGATTTACCCCCCTCCCCCCCTGTCAAGCGAAAAACCAACGGAAAGCGGCCTTTTTTCGACATTTTTCAGCCTCGACGCCAGATCAGCGCGCCGTCGCCCGCGCATCGGCGAATGCCTGGGCGAACTCGGCCGCGTGATGCGCCTTTACGATGTTCTCGCCGATCTTGAAGAACGGGAAAATGATGCGGTAGCGCGGGGCCGACGCACTGAAGACAAAGACCGGACGAACTTCATCGCCCTTGCCCATCGCCTTGCGTTCCCACACTGCCCGCGTGCCGTCGACCTCACCGGAGAAGAACCGATGGGCATTGCCCTTGCGCTTGCTTCGTTTGCTGCCCGTGGCATTGGCCTGATAGCCCGACCGCGTCTCGGCCGCACCCAACCCCGACAGGATCTTGGTCATGGTGCCGCGCGAGACGTTGCCGTACTGATTCATGAATGGGGTGGTGGGCACCGCGTACTCACCGGCCTGCATGATGCCGCGAGCGATCAGCGCCTTCTCGAAACGCTTGTGGGGCCGAATGCCGCCGCTGACCGCCTGCTGTAGATAGGCATCTGCCGGTACACCTGACGCCCATGAGTCCTTGAAATAGACCTCGGCCGCCTTGATCTTGGTGGCCTTGTTCACAAACAGGCTGTTCATCGTGGTAGGAGTCGGCCGATCAAGCCTGGCCTTCATCACCGGCAACATGCCCTTCTTGACCCGTTGAGCCAGCCGGGTCGCGGTCAGCATCTGCACAAACGGCAATTGCCGATGCTCGATGTCGTCCAGTTCCCAAAGCAGCGGAGCTGAATCCAATCCAAAGCCTACTTTGAACACTGGATCGGCCTCCCCTCATTCAAGGCCTTACTGATCGCGCACATTGTTCGTTGTCGATGGGCTGCTAACACCTGCCTTCCTTGCCAAAAACTGCGTGTAGAGGCCGCCCGCAACATCAGCACCAATAACCGCGATGACTATGCCGAGTCCGGCTGCTAGGTACAGGTTGCTCCAAAGGGCCATTGCGAGCAGCAAAGTGGCCATACCCAAAAGACCAGATGCCAGAAAGCGCAAAGCCACGCGCTGCAGGATCTGACGCAGTCCAAGATCGCTACCTGATGCCCTCAGCATCTCCCCAGACAAACCGGCCATGCTCAACAACACCAACAGCCAAAGGGGCACATCGGCGAGAGCTTGATGCTCTGTGTTCATCTGTAGTCCTCAAATAGGTTCGGCCTCCATGTCACTGTCATCCGCGCAGAGCAAAGAGGCAGGCATGGGGCCGAAAACGATAAAGCCCCGCTCAATGGCGGGGCTTGTAAGTAGGTATAAAA